ACGAATTACAGCTTTTTTTTCACACGTTTGCGAAATTTATTTGCAAGCCCCTGATAAACAACAAGAAATGGCGTGTTTCCGGCGTGTGATAATTCGCCAGATGCAAACATCCGCGCAGAAGACTTGCGCCAGCGCCCCAGCGCGACGATAGTCGAACAAGCTCATCGCAGCGCAGGAGATTGGCATGGCAAAGGATGTGGAAATAATTCCGCCGACGAAGAAGAAAATCGGAAGACCAAAAGAAAATAATTACGACAGCAAAATCGGAGATGAAATCTGCCGACTGCTGACTGAAGGAAAATCACTCAATGAAATATGCAATTCGGGAAAATATCCCGAAATGCCGTGTTTGACTTCGGTTTACAAATGGCTACGAGCTGAACCATCTTTCGCACAGAACTACGCGCTTGCAAAAGAGCAAAGCGCCGAAACTTACGCAGCGATCATGATGGATATTGTGAACGGTCCTTTTAACGACGCGGTTGAAGTGAACGCAGCGCGGTTGAAAGTGGACACATACAAATGGATCGCAGCAAAGCTCAAGCCGCGCTCTTACGGCGAGCGTGTGCAAGCCGAACTCACCGGCAAAGACGGCGGGCCAATTCAAACCATGAGTGTGACGCTGGACGCTGGACAACTGAACCCAGAAGCCCGCGAGTTATTGCGGCAGAGCTTGTTGAGCCTTAGAACCCAAGACGAGTAACCCTCGTCAATGGTTTGTCATGACATCCAATGTTATCTCAGGCGATGCAATTGAATTGCTGCGCCTACTGCGCCGCCTACGGGAAATCCACACCCCGAGGCTTGAGCGACCTCATTTAGAGCTTATCGCTAAGAGATATATCGCCTACTCTCAGCATTGCGGAAGCCGAGGGTACTGGCTTTGCGCGTGCCCAAGTGGCGACGAGTATTTGATTGCATTGGAAAAGAAATGACAAAACGAGACGACATCATGTCGTCGGAAAAAGACAGCCTTCGCGAGGCGTACAATCACGCGCTTGAGACGGCGCGTAAAATCCTAATCATCCTGCATCACGAAGACCCGGCCATTCAAATGGGCGCGTCGATGATCGCGGCCATGATCCTGTTTCAGCAATGCGTTTCAGTCCACGACGAAGATGGCTGGATGGAAAGCGCAGAGAGCGTGTGGGATCACCGCGATGAAATCGGCTTCGATCTGTTTGGCAAGCCCGTCACGACGATGACTCATTAACGAAATTGAAGGAGATTGAACTGTGGCTATCAAACGCTGCCCTGTTTGCGCGGTGTCTTGGGAAGACGGCCAGCCCGAAAAACACATGATGACCTGTGTTCTCAGAAGCTTTGTTCCGTATCCTGGGCCGAAGTCGCTTGATTGCGATCACGAATGGGACTTTGAGAAAGACCGCTGCGTGAAGTGCGGCGGAACATGGCAAGAGGTGTTTGATATATGACATTGTTTGAATTTCTAAACTCTCCAATCGTTACGATGCTTGGCGTGTTCTTTGGTCTTATTATTTATTTGAAAATGGTGATGTGATGACCATGCGAGAGAAGATGGCGCGGGCGATGTATGACGCCGACGCCGCGCTCAAAGGCGAGATGCACTTGATGAAAAAGAAACCGTGGGAGCAGCTTCATTCATCCACCAGGGCTAGATATCTGTATGACGCCGACGCCGCGCTCGACGCGCTTTATGAAGCGACAAAAGGCATGTATGACGAAGCAGATACGGGCGGCGATTGTAATGAGCGCCCGATATGGGAAGATATGATCCGCGCCGAGAAAGCAGAACGCGAGCGTGATGAGGCCCTGGCTGACCGCGACAAGTGGCGCGCTCTGGAAAGAGAGGCGGCTCATTATTGTGAAATACCCATTGCCATGCGGACCAATTTCACTGGCGATCCTCCCTATGTTGGTTGGAAAGGTTTGGGCTTGGCGATGACGCAGGCTTTTGACGAGCGTGATGCGGCCCTAGCGGCACTCAAGCACACAGTGAAGGAGTCATAAGACGATGAGCGACCAAGGCGATGGAAGATGGCGATGCGCTGGGTGTTCGATGATTTCCGATAACCGTGCCCAATGCTGCGATTGTCCGACAAATGTGGTTGTGCGCTATACCGGCAAGCAGCGCGAGCAAGCGTGGAAAATAGACCGCGAACTAGCTGCTATCATGGACCGTGTTGACTATTTTTGCGAGGGAAGGGGCGAGGGGACAATGCCGTCCACGCAGAATTTTGATGAACTGCTAAAGCACACTCAGTTTTTGATCGGTAGGCTAAACCCATGACCACACCAGACATTGAGCAGATCAAGCCGCTGACTGCGGAGGAATTGGCTAAGGTTCGTGCGCGACATGAGGAAGATGAGCGCGATGCAGACCGGACGCGGGAGCAGATGTTTGACGCAGCTATCCAGTGTTTTGCTGACCGCGCCGCCCTCCTCGCCACCATAGACGCTCTCTCCGCCCCGGTGACGCGTGAGGAAGCGGCGCGGGCAATCTTCAAAGCGTTCTTGCCAGACTGTGACCCCGACCGCATCGCAGTCTTGGAAGAAACCCTCGCGGTTCAGTTGGCCCTGGTTTACAAGCAAGCCGAGGACGAGGGCTTGTGGTTCATCGCGCAAACAGCGCCCGAAGCTTATCTACAGAAAGAACTAAGGCGATTGCACTACGCGATTGAAGCTAACGCAGCGTCATTGGGGGACAAGCCATGAAAGGTCATCAAGCTGTGCGTTTTCGCGGCTGGACGTTTAGGTGTGGTCGTTATCGCTTTGAATTGTGGTGGCTTTGTTATGGGTACAGCAACGGTATGCGGGGTTGGACTAAGCCGTTCCCGTGGGCCAAATACTTTTTGAGGACAAAGCCATGACCCGCAAGCCGACTGAGATGGAGGAGCGCGGCGTGGATGCGCTCTTCGACGCGCTGCCGGGCAAACTGGAACTATCTGATGCTCATCGCGCGGTGAGGGCTGTGATCCGCGCTATGCGGGAGCCGACATTTATAATGATAGATGAAGGGGCAACGTCATCTGACGAGACTTGTATGTACCCAGAAGATGTGTGGAACGCCATGATCGACGCAGCCTCGCCGGGGGAGGAGGGCAAATGAGTGCCACCGAAATGGAGAAGCGGGTTTTCGCAGCAATTGATTGGCGGATTGAGCGATGGTTCAAGTTGAAATCGGAAGCGCATTTTGACACGCTTGACCTAGCCCGCGCCGCAATCCGCACCATGCGTACACCGACGACCGAGATGCTGCGTGATGCTGGCATGGGCGCAACGTGCAGCACTGAGGACATTGCCTTCATGTGGGAAACCATGATCGATGCAGCATCACCGCCGGAGGAGGACAAGCCATGACCCAATACCTTGACCTACTCGCCGCGCATGATCTTCTGGTTGCCCGCATCGCAGTCTTGGAAGAAACCCTCGCTGTTCAGTTGGCCCTGGTTCACAAGCTTGGAGGAGGACAAGCCATGAACCACATCAGCGAACTACTGAAGTCCCTGCACAAGCGCGAAGAAGCTGCCTGGGGCATGGCGAGCATGTTCCTGGAGAACCGTGACGCGCATGGCGTGATGGACGCTGGCTCTGAGTTGGAGTCATTGCGCCGTGCAATTGCAGAGATTGAAAAGCTGCGCCGTGATATCTATGAAGCTGAAAAGGAAAATGAAATATGTATCCGACCGAAGAGAAAATTGAATTTCTGAAATGCGAATTGGAACACCTGCAACGCTGCATGCGGCACCACAAGCAGTTCATTCCGATGTTAGTGCCGGGGATGCCGGATCACGTTGGCAAGACGCCGGAGCAGATCATGGAGATGATTGACAATCTGATGGCGCAATGAAGAAGAAGAAGAAGAAGTTTGCGGGCAGCGATGACCCGGTGATTATCGGCTATTGGGATGGTCGGCGCGGGACCGTGTTTCAGTCGGACAACGAAGAGTACATGCACGGCTGGCACAACGGCGCGGTGGACGCGATGCGCGAGCGCGGCGAACTGACGCACGTTATTCCGAAACCTCTCTGATGGCCCGGACGATCCTCATAGACGGCAAGCAGGTTGACATCGATCAGGCGTTAGCCGCGCTCGACAGGGCCGACTGTGAGGACAGCCTGTATGCCTTCCTCCAATATGCTTGGCGGTACATGGACCCAAGCCCGTTTGTGCCTGGATGGCCTCTGGAGGCCATCTGTGAGCATCTTCAGGCGGTAGCGGACGGCGACATCCGCCGATTGATCATCAACATTCCGCCGCGTTGTTCCAAGTCAACCATTACGAGCGTGGCGTTTCCGGCGTGGGTGTGGGCGCAGCGGTTTAGCGGGCCGACGAGCGGACCCGGTGTGCAGTTCCTTCATGCCTCGTATGCCCAGTCGCTGTCGTTGCGCGACAGCGTGAAGTGTCGGCGGCTGATTGAAAGCCCCTGGTATCAGAAGCTATGGGGCGAGCAATTTAAGCTGGTCGGGGATCAGAACACGAAGACCCGGTTTGACAACGACAAGAAGGGTTCTCGGCTGAGTACGTCGGTTGGGTCGGCGCTGACGGGCGAAGGCGGATCGATCATTGTGGTGGACGATCCCAATGCCGCGCAGGAGGCGTTTAGCGAGGCCACCATTGAGTCCACGACTGAGTGGTGGGATAGCGCCCTAAGCACCCGCTTGAACGACCCCAAGACCGGCGCGTTCGTCGTGATCCAGCAGCGATTGAGCGAGAAGGATTTGACCGGGCACATTCTGGACAAGGATGTGGGCGACTGGACGCACTTGTGTCTGCCGATGCGGTACGAGCCTGACCGTTCGTTTGTGACAACGATAGGGTGGAAGGACCCGCGCCAGGAAGCGGGCGACCTGCTGTGGCCTGATCGTTTTGGCGAGCCTGAAGTAAAACTTCTGGAGCGGCAGTTGGGACCATATGCGTCGGCGGGGCAGATGCAGCAGCGTCCTGAGCCGAAAGGCGGCGGGGTTATCAAGCGCGAGTGGTGGCAGTTGTGGGATGCGGCAACGTATCCTCCGATGGATTATGTGATTGCGAGCCTGGACACGGCGTACACGACGAAGACTGAGAACGATTTTAGCGCGTTGAGCGTCTGGGGTGTGTTTTCGGGGGACGTTGTTGCTCAGGCTCAGAAGGCCGAGGGGCGGGAGATTGTCCGGTCGTACAACGACAAGCAATCGCCCAAGGTTATGCTGATGTTCGCTTGGCAGGAGCGGCTTGAGCTACACGAATTGATTTTGAAAGTTGCTGATAGCTGTAAGCTGATGAAGGTGGACAAGCTGCTGATTGAGAATAAAGCTGCGGGTCATTCTGTGGCGCAGGAAATTAGGCGGCTTTATAGCCATGAGGACTTTTTCGTGCAGCTATATGACCCGAAGAGCCAGGACAAACTGTCCAGGCTGTATTCGGTTCAGCATTTGTTTGCCGAGAAGATGATTTACGCCCCCGACAAATCTTGGGCTGAGACGCTAATAGGTCAGGTTGGGACGTTTCCCAAGGGAAAGCACGACGATTTGGTTGATACG